GCTGAAGAATACCGCAGACGAAAAAGGGGGCGCGCTGGTGTTTGTTTTAGCAGATCCAGGCGCTGGTTTAAACTGCTGTTAGTCGGTTGGTTTGGGCGCGGCCTGCTTCTTGGAAGGAGCCGCTTTTTTTGTAGATTGTTTCCTGGCTGGCTTGTCGGCCTTAGGAAGCTTGCGCTTCTTGGCGACTCCAGTGCGCGTCCATAATTCAATGGATGCATACTTACCAGCGTTGCCCGGGTCCGCTACTGCCTCGTTGAAGGCTTCCAGCGCCACCCGGTAGGGGGCGGGATCGCCGAGCGCCACACACGACGCCCGGGAATCCCCTGGTAAAATTGCGATGATTTGTCCGAGCTTCATTACTCAGGATTAAGTGGTTGTGACGCGCTTAAGTGCGGCGGCTTCACCGACTGCATACCCGTAATGCGCTTCGATGAATTGAGCTTCCTCATCGGTGTCGGGGTAGGCGATGCGCTTATACTCGAGAGTTGCGCCGGTGTCGGGATCGGTCACTTGCTGGTAATCAACCAGGAGCTGGCGAACGCCGTCAGATGGTGGCACGGGTGCGAATGCGCAGAGGATCGCCGAATCAGTCACGGCAAAACCAGCAATATTTTCGGCTCCGTTTGCAGGTACTCCGTTGCTGCAAAATGTGGTGAATCCCATGATGTTGGGAAGGTCGCCGGTGTTGAGCGAATTGGAGCCGCTCTGGCTGCGGTCGAGAATCGCTGGCTGCTTAACCAGGTTGTAATGGAAAGCAGGGTTCAGTATCAGGCTGCGGCCGATCGAGGACCACTCGGCCTCATCGCACAATTGAGCCAGGTCTGCCACATCTTCCTCATCGAAATCAGCTGCAGCGGAGGCGGCGATGGTAGAGCCGGCGAAGTTGGCGGCAGTAACGACGCTGAGCACGTCGGCAACGATATCATAACCCAGCTTTTCGCCTTTGATCATGCCGTGTTTTTCGGGATCGAAAACCGGCTGGCGAGCGCGCTCTCGGCCAGTGAAGCTCAAGCCCTGCACCTTGTTCGTATCGATTGTAATGGTCTTTACCTGGGTGTCGGTATCTGTGACAAGCGCCTTGTACGATCCGTCTGCATTACGGGAAGCGGAGGCATCGGTGGCGAGTGGGTAGTAGGGTACATCTACGGTGTCATCGCCCTGTAGGGCGACATCTGCGTAAACGGTGGAAAAAGCATTCAGCGGAACAACGGCCCTCTTAAACGCTGTAAGAGCGCTGTCGAGGATCTCTGTCAGCTGGAGGCTACTATCAATGGTATTTGCCATAGTATTTTGTTAGTTTGGTTGTTGTTGGTTTTGCTGTGAAAATTAGTTGTTGGCCCGGTTGCGGTATTGCTTGACCAGGGCGGAGCGCTCGGCGTGAGTCTCGCAGGCTTCGAGCGCCAGCTCGAGTTCGCGCTCATCGCGTGGCGTGGTGTCTTCGTCGGCGGAGTCGCTCGGGGCGAGGTCGCGGATGTCTACGTGATTCTCGGCGGCCACGCGTGCGGCTGCGGTGCTGACTTCCTCTTTAGTCTTGAGGCTGTCCAGCTCGGAGATTTTTGCATCCTTCTCGGAGATGTATCCTTGCAGCTCGGCGAGTTTTGCCTGGAGCTGCTCGACCTGCTCGAGGGCTGAGTCACGCTCGCCCTTTACGGTATCGAATTCCGCGGCGGCTGCTTCGAGCTGCCGGGCAGTTTCCTCGGCGGCTTCCTTTAGTTGCGCGGTTTCGCTGATGGCTTCGCGGGCTTCTTTGCTGGCGAAGATGTTACCAAGGACAGACAAAACGCCTCCCTTGTTTTCGTTTCCCTCCTCGTTGTTCTCAACGGGAGCGGGTGTAGTTTTATCGTTGTTGTTGTCCATATGGTTACTGGTTCTGAAAAATGTCAACCGTTCTTAATTATTTTTTTGACCGCTGCTCGGCGAATCTCATCAGCTACGACTAGCGGGAGATTGCGGCGGGTGCCGTCGATGAGGCGAGCGTTGCGGGCTGCGGTGCCGTGTAGGGTCTGACCTTCGAGCGCGGTCTCGGCGATGCCGGGGCGGTTTTCGCGGACGAAGCTTTTAAAGTTTTTGCTGAGCTGGGAGACCTCGCCCTCGAGCAGCTCCAGCTCCTCGCCGGTGACGGGTTTACCCGGGAGGCCCATGGCTTTATATTTACCGTCGCGGATGACGTGCTTTTTTATTCCCTCTTTTGCGTAGGCTTCGGAATCATCCGTGATAGAAATGTAGGTACCCACACAGCCGATGTCTGCGGAGTTGGCGGCCTTTATCTCGTTGCAGGCTGCGCCGATCTTGTAGCCGGCGGAGGCCATCATCGCGCTCGGGCCGGAGTAAGCAACGGTGCGCTTTTGCCTGCCCTGCTCGCGTATCAGCTCGGCGGTCTCGGAGGAGGGGACGGCCAGGCCGCCGGGAGTATCGAGATTATAGATCACGGTCTCGATTGCGGAGTCCTGTGAGAGTTGCTCTACATCGTGATTAATGTCCTGCAAATCCGCCACGCCGAACATGGCTTTAGCCCAGTCTGGAACATTGGAATAGAGCGGGCCGGATACATTCATTACAGCGATGGCTCCATCCGGGGAGACCTCCACCTCTCCTGCGTAGGGATAACCCTCCGGCTTGCCGGATAGCTCCAGACCTGCGAGGCGCGCCTCGAGGTCTCCGAAGTCCAGCGCGGCCAGCTCGCGGACCAGGGCGTCGTGCTGAGCCGGTAGCATCTCCCAGGCTTTCAAACTGAGATCCTGGGCAAAGCGGGAAAAGAATATAGATTTCATAGTGGTTATGGTGTTTCGCGTGAAACGGTGTTCTTATGATTACTTAAGCGCCTAGCATTTCGCCGAGGCCGGGGGGTTCTTCGTTCTTGGTGCTTGGTTCCTGGTTGGCGGGCGGCTCTGGTGCGGGCTCATCGCTGCCCGGGTAGGGAGCGGAACCGGCGGGGGCGGCGAGTAGCTGGGAGAGCATGGCCTCGACGCGGGCTGGCGGCCAGTCGCGCTCCTTGGCCTGCTCCAGGAACCAATCGATTTCATCAAACCATTGCTGGGCCGGGTTTTGCCAGTGTTGTTGCAGCTCGCCGAAGTGAGCCTCTCGGGTCCGCATCCCAGGCATACGCAGTTCTTCCAGGTTGAGCGCGCCGTCGCGGCCGCGGTCGATAGTTTTGGATTTGGGATGCATCCAGTGGACGTCATCCCAGCGGCCGGTAGTCGGCTCATCGAGGCGACCCTCGGCGATCTCGGTGCCGATCAGGTGGAACCAGTTGCGCTGACAGAAAGGCTTGAGTATTTCGTTGCGGTAAAATTTCAGCGCCTGCTCGGTGTCCTCGTTGAGCAGGCGGGAGGTGTTGCCGTTAAGACTGGCGATGTCCCATATAATCTCCGGCGGTAGGTCGAAGCTGAGCGCCATTTCACGAACGAACCAGCGCACCAGTTCCATCTGGTGCGGGTGTGGGCGGTCATCGTGCAACACGCGCGGAACGGCTCCATTACTCATCTCGGGCATGGCTCCGCCGTCGATGATGTCCTGCACATCCCATTTGAGAATCGCGTTGAGCTCGGTGTCGTTGTCGGTGCTATTGAGTGGCGATCCGTCCACGTCCACATCGATGAGGTCTTTGTTGTTGTCCACATCCACCATGTATTGCTTGGCGGCATCGCCAAGAGCCTGTCCGAGCAGGCCGGTCTGGGGTGCCGGGTTTTCGAGATACAGGCCGAAAGTGGCATGGGACTTTTTGATCGAGTCCATCATATCAGTAGTCAGATCGCGAACGTCGATCATGCGAGTGATCGTGGAAGCAAACGGAGTGACGCCTCGAGCCTGGCCACCCCTCTCCCAGAACGCTGTGAGGTGCGCGGTAGCTGCCTCAAAGTCGGTGTAATCGTCGGCAGAATCCGGGTGCAGAACACGGTAACGCTCGGCGCGCATCCCCTCGTCTGAGAGCACGCCGTCGCGCCAGGCCTCATTGGCGTTTTTAAGCTGGCCGATCTGGTGGCCCTCGTATGGGACGACCATCGAATTGCCCGCGGAAGTGCGAGCAAAAACGGTGAGCATATCACCGTCGATCAACCAGCGGCGAGATAGAAAATGCTGGTAAGAATCAGCCGTAAATTTTCCGCTCCGCTCATAGAGCAGCGGCGAGCCGGTGATGCGGCGGTAAGTGTCGAGCGCCTCGCGGTTGAATTTGGCGTCGGGGGTGTTGGGGCTCGGCTGAAGCGTGCCCATCATGCGACTCATCGCCAGCACGAAACGCCGTGCAATGCCGACGTTATTATACAGCCAACGCACGCGGCGGAGCATCTCGGTCCGGGAATAACTGGAGACTTCCTTGCGGGTGTCCAGCGTGGGAAATACGATGTAGCTCTGGTGCTTGCCAAGTGACTGAGCTCCGTTGAAACCGGTGCCGCCACCCATGCCGCCCATGAAAAACTCCAGCGGTTTTTTCGAGCCGTCGGGCATCATGACAGCCGGCCCGCCTCCCGGTCTCGTTGCACTACTACTGGATACTGAAGACACCCGTCGACGACCACGACGACGGGAAGACTGAGGGAGGCGGGTCGGTGTTATTTCACGATCAAGTGACATTTTGAAATTGTTTGTTTGTTCTTACCGGCAAGGTCGATTAAAATGGAAGGCCCGCGGTGAGCCCGTGCGAACCGGGGCCTTGCCCTGGTTGCGGTGCCGGTAGATAGCACAGTTAATATTTGAGATGGTCTGCTCCAGCTCCTCATGGGTGCGCGGAGCGAATGAATCAGAGACCGCATCGATCGACTGGCTGGTGATGGTCTCCGGCGAGAGCAGCGCATCGGTGCACTCGCGGCGCTTATCGAGAAGCTGGTTGAGAGTGTAGCTCTCGTAAAGTGTTTTACACAGGGCAGGGTCGGCATCCATAGGAGGACGCGGGGCGTCAATCAAACAGCGGCGAGAACACGGGCCAGATCACGCCGAGCTGCATTTTGAGGGTGTCGCCGTAATCGTTGGGCGCGGCTCCGTCCGGGTGGACGAATTTGCGGAGATCTGGATCCCAGTATTCCGAGGTCAGCTCGGTGACGATATCATGCGGCACCGGGTCGGGCATCCACAGCCGCGGCTCGGTGCGCCGCTGGATGGTCTCGCTGTAAAAATCAATCTTGATCGAGTGGTCGTGAAAGCGGATGTATTCCATCACCTCGCCATTTTGGAGCGTGGTGGTGCGCTTCTCAATCGGGTCGGTGAGATAGCGCTCATGTTTCTGGCCCCAGCCGAGCAACGGCACCAGCGGCCAGCCCATCCGAATCGAGCGCTGGCAGAGAGAATAAATCACTTTGCTTTTGTGACCGCGATCCACGCCTCCGCCAAAGATAAAATATTTTTTACCCTCGAAATAATAAGGGCGTTTCCTCAGGCCGAGCAGCTGCCCATCGGTGTTACTGATTCCAAAATCAACCAGGTAACTCTGGGAGGCAGCGCTCCATGCAATGACGGTCCACTTATAAAATTCATCCTGGCGATCGACCGAGATCGTTAGCGCCACCGGTTTAATCGGCAGGTCATTGATCCGCTTGCCTTCCTGGTTATAGCTGAGCCCGAATCGATGGCCTAGGATTTGTTCCCGGGTGATCTTATCGTTGGTGCCGTCCTCGTTGATTTGATCGATGGTGATGCGCTCGGTGATACCGCCGCGCAGCGCGTTGATCGTCTCGGATGCTACGTAGATTTCTTTAGGCGCGATGGGGAGACCGTCGTGGTTTTTGATGTAGTCCTCCCGCTGGGCGCTGTTCGGATTTATCTCTGTGCATTGCACCCACTTCACAAACAACTTGCCCCAGGTCACCTCGGGCCAGTTACTATAATAATCGTTGATATGAAATGAGCGCACGCCAGGCTCCGCGGCTACCGGCTCATTGGAAAGCTTCATGCGGTCCTTTAGCTCGGCCGGCACCCATTGCCCTTGCTTAACCAGCTCATATTTCTGGTGCTCATCGATCCGCTTACCGCAACAGGGAGTCTTATACCAGACCCCGCCGGGCGCCTCCATGGCAGCCAGATCCCACTCGCCCTCAAGGCTCTGGTGCTGGTGATATTGGAAATGATCACGCCGGAAAACAAACGTTTCAGGGCAATGAGGACAGGGTAAGCGCCAGTGCTCTTGCGAGCCTTTCAGGAAACAGCGATGGATAATCCCCGATTTAGGATCTTTCTTTGTGGCTTCGAGTTGCGGCTTGCCGATCACGAACAAGGTGGCATCGGCTACGGTAGCAAAGCGGGATTTTACCAAGTCATAGAATGAGCCGTCCGGGAGCTGCTCAAAATCTTCCGGCTCATCGATCACCACGAC